TTACGCCCCCGACCACGACATCATAATCGATTGAATCGGAATGCCTCCAGCGTTATCTCCAGCTTCGAAAAACCACCCTAAATAATTGAATCCTGAGCCGCTCAGAAAATGCGATGATTTTGATCCGGAATAAACCAAAGTCCACATGATCGGATCAGGTGAAACATAAAACTTAAGATTCGTGCCATCGTCAACCAGCCTCACCCAAACCAGACCTGAAAATGTGCTCGTACGACCTAATGGAGATGAATTGTGTGACGTTGGAGAATTCCAGTTGTCAACTATAGCGTTGAAAACATTCGCATTCCCCCAAATAAGATAGTAAGTAGTGAGAGGTCCGGAGGGGGAGGAAGCGAGCACAAAGCCGACGCCCTCGTAATTTTGGCCAGCCCCTGGAAGCGAAACAAGAACACGCAGATCGAAAGGGACGGAAGGGTAAGCCTTCAGCATCCCTTCGAGAAAAGATCCGTTGTATGTGATCGAATCTCCTATTAAAACTCCCGTAGGGACATCCATGACAGAAAAAGTCGAGGATTGATTCATTGGTGTGGTAAGTGCAAGGGAAGCCACAGACGGATTATTGATAACGCCACTCCACAAGCCACCCGTGTCCCCACCGCCACCGCTGGCCGTGGCTGTCAATTTACCGGATGAATCCACCACAATCGTAACGCCATCGGGTTTTACCAGACCGATAGCGGAGGGTGTGGCCGCGGGCACAAAAGCGGAGACGTTGCGGACGACGGTTGGATCAAGGGATGGCGCGTCAGCCTGCCATTCAACGTTGGCCGCATTGGCCGGAGCTGCCGGGGTCTCATTATTCAGATTGATGACTTGTGTCGCCATGCCTTAACTCCCATTGACCGTCCAGCCGCCGCCTGAGTTGACGCCGGTCCAGACGGCGACAGTGGCCGATCCGGAGGCGGTTCCATCCGCCACACTGGTGGCTGTGATTGTGTGCGAACCTGCCGCAGTTGGCGCGGTATAGTTGCCCGTCGCGTCCACGGTGCCGACAGTAACATTTCCGCCGGCGATGCCATCGACAGCCCAACTTACGTTTTGATTGGCATTATTGGTCACTGTTGCACTGAATTGCTGGCTTCCGCCAGTTGCCACACTTACACTTGAAGGAAGTACACCCACCAGCGTAGCGGCAGAAGATGTGGGTGTGCAATAGAGCGCGAAAATATCCACTGTTCCCGGCCACACATCATTCGATCCGTCCTGGAAAGTCGCGTGCACAATGTTGGCCGCATCGAGATAGCAGCTCCCGATGCCTTGTGCGTGTGCTGTATTCGCCTCTGGAAGGCCATTGCTCGATCCTATGAGGATCTCCAGCGTCGAACCATCGCCAGCCGAAGTAGGAAGCGTCAGCGTCGCGCCATTGGCCATATTCTTGGCGCATCCGGCTCCAAAGATGGTGCCGTTACTCAAGGGAATCTGTATCCATGGGTTGCCGCCGATTGTCTGAGAGACGACGGTCCCGATGTTGTTTTTCCAGGCGAAGACAAGAAGCGACGCATTTCCGTGCCATTCATTCCCTGAGCCATCGGTGATGTTATAGTGCACACCCAACTCTGCATCTACGGAGGCGCCCATCATGTGAGCCACATTAGAGCCGTCTGTGGGTCCATCGTGCAGCTCGGCCACGGCAAAGCACTGCGCGGCCGTATAGCCAGCAGGAAGAGTAATAGTCGATCCGTCGGCAAGCACACCGTTGCCGAAGATGATAGTTTCGCCTCCCAGTAACGTGAGTTCCAGCCAACTCAAGCCGTTTGCAGTAGTAAGAACATCCGTACTCAGCCATGCCAGGCACGCGTAATTTACGCTGCCGCCCCATGTCAACCCACTCCCAGCGCCGTACTCCCAATCGCAGTACTGCAAGATGAGAGCCATCGAAGGCGTGGCCGCACATAGCAGCACTGCTGAAGCTGAATGGTCGTTGCCGGGCACGTTCGAGCTGGCAGGAGAGGCCCACGCCAGGAGATTGGCTGCGGGAAATCCTGTGGAAGGAAGCTGAAAATTAGTGCCGCCAGAAAGCATTCCGCTGAAAAAGACGAAAGTGCCACCATTGGCTAATGGAATCGGCGTAAAGTTTACGGAGTTACCAGGATCGCTACCCGGAACCGACGGCCAGCCGGCCTGTGTCGGGTCACTGGTGTCATACATGACAGCTTCGTTGTAGGGGCCGAGAACAAACTCTATTTCTCCGCTGCTGTCGGAGGGTTTGCGTGCGATCGAGCCATCTGTGCCCGAGGATTCGACGGTCGGCGGCGCAACAGTCAACGGCTCCAAAACCTCAAACTCCCCTTGATAAGTAAAGCTGGCCGTAGAATCGATGGTGACATGATCGCCGGGGCGCACCGCGCAGACCATGTTCCCATACACATCCTTGGCGAACATCGACGTACGTAACTTGACGCTTGGCGGCGTGACGTAGGGTGTCTGATCGATACCTAACAGCCGATCCCGCTCGTAGCAGGTGAGACGACTGGCTTGGTCCCAGGTTGTCGTCGCAAAATCAAGAGTTTGCTTCACTTTTTCCCGCTGGCGCGGGATGCCAAGCCCCACCGCTCCCCGCGCGAGCATATTTGTCTTATGCCAAAATTCTGGCGTGCGCTCTTTGAAGCGCGAATACAGAAGCCCTATGCCGCCCACCGCGCCAACGCTTGATGGCACCTGAGATCCCGGCTCAACCAGGTAAAAGGTGGTCGGGTCGATCTCTTCCGAGGTGCCCACATTTTGCACGGCCGGCACACTGTAAACCTGCTGAACGCCATCATAAGGAGTGCCCGTGCCTCCAATTGCAATGCGATCACCATCCTCAAATGGATGCGGCGCCTTGGTGGTAACCAGTGGACGAGAAGGCGAAGAGCCAACCGTAATCGATTGGATTTCACTGCACTGCGGTACCAAAAGGTCCCGGAAGGTGGCGATATAGCGGTTGCCGCCTTTATGCAGCGATAGATCGTCCGCTTGCCAGGAGCCAGGCAGAATATGCGAGCGGCTGAAGGTAAAGACACTTGGCCGCGGCATATCTATATTCACGCCGATCTTGCCGGCGTACTCAGTCATAAAGGCGCGGCAATTCAGCAGAATCTGTTCCTGGCACGCCTGCAGCGATGTCTGCTGAGAGAAACTGTAATTTCCCTCAAAGCGTCTGCGGCTATTGGATAGAATTTCGTCGCAGTACTGTGCCGCGGTGAAGAGAGGACCCCAATCAAAGCGGTTCTGGATGGCGCTGCTCAGGAGATCCGGCCCGGCATTGAGATCCAGACCATAGTCAGGCAATATCTTGCGGCGCAGCGTCAGATCGATGAAATGCCAGATAGGGTTAGTCGTGAAGGCGTAGCCGGTCTGATTGCCTTGATCGTCAAAAAGGCGGCAGCGCAGCGAGCGGCAGAGAACGATCGGCGCAATGTCTGTCCACTGGCTGGGATCGTCGCGGTGGTTATTGGCTTGGAACTCGATGGCCTGTTTCCGCAGGATCGTGTAATACGCGATGCGCGAGAAGTTAAGCGGCTGCAGCGCCGAAGGGAAGAGAGACCAAAGTATATCAGTCTCCTGATCGGGGCCGTTGGAGCGTGGCGTAAAGCCAGCGCCAATTGTCGAATCGCAGCCGCGATGGAAGTTGAAGACCAGCGGATTAAATTGGCCGTTGCCGTTTTTATCGATGCCCATGACCCAATTCTGGCCATGGAATGTGTCGCCATAGTTCTCTGCGATGTCATAACCAGGCTGAGTACAGGCCGCGCCAAAGGATGCCGCGTTGGCTCCCCCGCCCACAAGTACCAGGTTGTCATTGATCCACAGTTCGATCGGGCCATCCCACTCGCCGTGACCCAGCAGCCAGATGCCGGCGCGCGAGTAATCCATCCACGAGCTGCCTGTATTTTGCAGCGTGTAGTAGGCATGGCGCTTTCCAGTCACCCATGCAAAGCCGTAGGTGATCGGTATCGGCGTACCGGTGGTTTCAAGTGCTGAGCTGCTCGGAGTGGTGGAGGCGTTGGACATCAGATAGTCCTCCGCCGGTTGATAACATTCAGCACCGTATTGGCCTGACTCTCTCCGTAGTTTTTCTCGTAGCTATTGAGCGCCACCATGATGCGCTCAGGCACCTGGCAGGTCTGAAAACTGTACTCGCACTCTGTCATCTGAGTCGAGCCGCAGCGCGGACCTCCCCACTGAAGCTGACACGTCTCGCAATAGATTTCGAGCGGCGTATCAAGCTGTGATGCGTTGATGAGCTGCGAGGCTTTCAACTTTACCGTATCGATGCCAATGCCATCCTGTGGCACTGTCAGCGTGCCGTGGACTTCAAGCCATGCGGCCTGTGCATCGGCCTGCCAGCAGCGGTAGACAAAAAAAGCTCCCTCCAGGGCGGAGCGCCGCGCAATCTTCTCAAAGTCGCGGCTGAGCGTATCGCCACTCAGATTTTGAAGAGTGAAGGCTCCTGTGTCGGTAACGAGTGAGCGATGGAAGGAAAACTTTGGCACTTCCAGCAGCCAGGGAATATAAGGTCCAGAGCTGTAGGATGAGAGGAAAGATGAAATACCTCCTCCTCCGCCGCCGCTCTGGCTGATGCTTGTGTAGTAGATGCAGAGGCCGACAAAACTCACGCCAGCTTGAAGACTTTCATTTGAAAAAGAGCCTGAGATTAGCTGAATCGGCATGAAAATATAATCGCGAATATTAGATAATGGCGAATTTTCGTAGTCACCGGCAGAGGCTGAAAAGGTACCGCTTACGTCGCTTTTGTCGTCTGATCCCCAAATGCCGCTTTCAAAACTGCCCTGGTTGCCTATCAAAGGGCCAAGATAGCCCGTCACGGTTGGCCATAACCCTGAAATTACGGCATCGCTGGGCAAGCGGAATACCCAATTAGTAAAGCTTACGCTGGCTGTCATTCCACCGTGAGCTTCGAAATTGAAATTCACATGGCCATTGTTGGTCATCTGTGACATAACCGCGGTTGTGAATAGATGAGGGCCTACCATCGTAGCTGTAGTAGGGTAAGCCCAGGCAATGAATTGATTTTCAGCTACTGCAACTGGCGCCGGTGGGGGCGCAGAGTAGGCGCCATCGCCTGTGATAGCAACCGGCGCGTTGCTCGGCCTGTCGCTCCAATAGTAGATATTGCCATTCACATCCTGCACGTCGAGCAGGTTCACTGGCGCAATTCCGGTGTGCGCTCCACCTGTCGCTTTTAGCGAAGGAGGGTAGATAATCATCAGCGCATAACCTCCAGCGCATACCAGCTCACCGCAGCGCCCGTTGCAGAAGGGTCTTGCGTTCCATCGCAGGTCACCTGCACGCGGTGAATATCAAGCGGCAGATTCTGCATCGACAGTACAATCTGCGGCCCGAGATCAGTGGCCGCGTAGAGATTGAGGGTCTCGTAGAAGATGCCATCAATCGACACATCACACTTGCCAAATTCAGGCCCTTGCAGCATGTAAAGGCGGAAGCCGTAGCCGCGGTATTCATAACAGGCCCAGTCGCCGGCCGTGCCTGGATCGTCCATCGTCAGATATGCGGTGCCTGCCGTGGCCAGACTCACATGCTCGGTACCCTGGGCCCCGGCGACGCTGACGCGCGGCGTTTGTGTCCATGTACCGCTACAGGCCAGCTTCTGCTCGCTGAAATCATTGTTGATAAAAAAGGCGATCGCATCATGTGCCCAATCGCTCGGGTACTGCAGCATCTGCTGCTGTGGAATCTCCTCGAAACTGACGTTCTGTACATCCCACATGCCATTACCGGTCTCGACGGGCACCACTTCAGAAGTGAATCGGCCCACATATTGGCGGCCACCGCCATCCCAATCGATAATGGTAAAAAAGCCATCTTCATATTGTTCGAAGTACCACTTGAGCCGTTGCACGCACGCCCAGGTGCGGCTCAGCCACGTCAAACTGAAGGCGTGCCCGGTGTTCTGTGTCTCGCGCGTCCAGGGCGTCCCGCCAACAGGTTTTTTGTTGAGCTTGGTGTTGGCTCGCTTGCGCGTGAAGCCATAGTTTGGCGTCATCGAATCCTGGATGTCTTCTTCCCAGATCGTCGTCGGATTGAGGATGTCTGTGGCCGGCATTTAGTTCATCCCTCCGCCGCTGTTCTCACCCAAACTTTCATTGAAAGCAGCCCTCACGGTGTGCATATTCGCCATGAGGAATTGCGTGCCGGTCTTTGCATCGAGCGCATTCAGATGCACATGGACATCGCCGCTCCAGGCGGCCTGCGCGGGCATTGTGCCCCGATTTCCCTCTGTAATCGCTTTGGTGATTTGCCGATTATCGGGTGCCGAAAAGATACGCTCGCCCGCGTGATTCAAGTTGTAGCCCGTTCTATCAACGTAGGGTGTGCCCGTTGCATAAGAAGCGGCACTGGCTGAGTATTGGCTGCGCCCCGCCTTCTCTTGCGCGTCAAGGCGTCCTTCCGCTTTTTTGATCTCGGGAATAATGAACTCGTTCCGGTACGTGCGGCCACTGTGGCCCATCTTGTCGGTAGTTTTGAAGCTCTCCATGCGCAGACTTTCCATGTCCTGGTAAGCCGACAAGTAGTTCATTGAGCCTTGTTCATAGCTTTTCTGGTCATTGTCGAGCCGCGGCCGCACCACTTGCAGATCGTAGACGCGGGCCTGTTCCTTTGAGCCAATAAAGCCGATGATTGCGCCTGCCACTGCACCCACTGCCATGCCGATCGGGCCAAACATCTCGCCCGCCTGGGCCCCAGCCTCCGCGCCGTGCATTGCTCCGCTCACACCGCCGCCGCTCTCATGCGCTGCCCATAGGCCTTCCGCGCCCTGCACGGCGCCCATGTAAGAGCCGCCCATGCCCATCGGGCCGCCAGCGCCCGAGCCTGAGCTGCCGGAATTCCACGAAGTACCAGGATTGAGCTGCTGCAATTGCACGCCCTGGCCGTCGGATGTGGCCGGTGCTTCGCCGGTTCCACCACCGCTACCATTGCCAAAGGAAAATCCTCCGCCGCTAGGCATTCCTCCGCCGCCACCCTTGTACTGGCTGTAAGCATTCTGCACACGCTGCGCACTCTGCAGCACGCCTGCGCCACCGGTTCGACCAAAAGAACCAGCCTCCGATCCGCCGCCGCCAGGCATTCCTCCGCCGCCACCCTTGTACTGGCTGTAAGCGTTCTGCGCACTCTGCAGCACGCCTGCGCCACCGGTTGAACCATAAGAACCAGCATCCGATCCGCCGGTGCGCCCAGACCATGCGGCGCCCCCTGCTGTGGAGCTGGCCGCGCCGCCGGCTAGCGTCGCGCTCCCAATATAGATAGTGGCGGCGGCCACGCTGAAAGAGCTTTGCGCCACGGTATGCGTGCTCTGCACCGGATTTTCTCCGTGCCTGGGAATTCCGCCGACGTGCGCGAGCAGGCCACCAAAGAGACCGCCTTGCGCCGTGCTCTCATTGCCCTGGCCATGCCGCTGGAAGCGTTGGAAGAGCGTGGCGGCGAATTGCCCGGCAACCTTGTCGCCTTGCTCTTTGAAGTACTGGCCAGGGTGATCCATCCCTTTGAAGAAGCCTTCAAACTCGCCGGCCATCTTCTTGCGCGCCTCAGCCGAGGCCTGAACCATCTGCGCGTCGCGCTCCTGCGCGGCCGCCGCCACGCGCCGGTTGAAATCTTCCTGCGAGATCTCTTCCTGCAGCAGCTCCTCGCGATACTTTTGGAAGCGCTCCTCATATTCGGCTTGAATCGAGGCTGTTTTCTGTTTCTCGTCCGAGAGCGAGTGAACGCGTGCCTGAGCCTCGATGCGTTCAGTCTCCTCGGCAGCGTGCCGCCGGCGCTCCATATCGCGGTCAGCCGCTTCCTGTGCTTTCTGTGCATCGCTTTTTATCTGCTCATCAGTGCGCAATGCGGTCTGCTTGTTGATTTCATTGATCTGCGCCAGGCGCTGGCCAGGATCGCCGCCCGGCGTAGCCACCAGTTCATTGATGCGGTTTTGCGCTTCCTGCCGGATGCGCGCCACACCGCTCAGACCGAGCAGGCTCGTTTCGCCGCGCATCTCCTGCAGCTTACGTTCCTCGCGCTCGCTCTCCTCCTGCAGGCGTTGCATCTCCGCGTTATGGAAGCGGGTGTGGATGTCTTCCACGGCCTGCGCGCTAGCAATACCGCGCCGCTTCAGATCCTCGATCGCATCGGCTTCCTGCTGGTGATAGAGAGCAGAGCCGCGCAGACCAGACTCCAAAGCCTCCCGGTGGATGCGCGCCAGCTCTGCCTGCCGTGATTTTTCGTCGCCGCCGTGCTGCTTTTCCTCGCTGGCCAGCTCCGCATCGGCTTTTTTCCGGGCAAGGAGCACTTCGCGGGCTTCTTTGTCTGCGCCGGCGTTCGCTGGCACAGAATTGCTCAGATTGTCTTGCTCTGTGCCGTAAAAGCGCTCTTCATGCGCACGCTCGATGGCTTCCTGCACTTCTGCATCATGCCGAGCTTTGCCTTTCAAGCCAACGTTCCCGGCGTATTTCAGGTCAATATCGCTCTCGCGCTGCTCGTGGGCCTGCTCAGCCTCTCTCAGATGTTGCAGTTTATCGAGATTCTTTTGAGCCTCAAATTGTTGCCTCTGCGCTTCGCCTCTTGCATGAGAGGTCTGCCACATGCCGCCAGCACCCGGTATCAGCAGGTCTGGCAGATTGCGCCAGCCGACGGTCTTGTTCGCATTCCGCGCCTCATCGGTGTATCGCCTGACCGCTTCCGTCGCCTCGTCGATGCGCGCACGCGTCGTCTCGATGGAGTGAGTGTTGCCGAAATCTTCGCTTTTGGTTTTGGCTGTTTCGTCCAGGTAATCCTGAGTTGCTTTGGAAAGGCCTGTGATCTTGTCCCAGGCTTTTTCCGCTCCGCTGATCAGCGCGCTGAAGACCATGCCACCGATCTGGATTGCGCCCAGCCCGATCATGGCCGTACCCAGACCGTTGATTGCCCCCATTACCGCCGGGCAATTGGAGATCACAGACTGCATGGCGCGCGGAATCCGGATGCCGAATTCCTCGCTCAGCAGCCGGACTTTCTCGTGGGAAGAAAGCGCGGCGGCGCCCACTTGATCAAGTCCGCTCTTTGTCTTGGCTCCCGCTCCAGCGCCCGCAGCGCCCAGCTTATTGAGGTTGCCCTCAACACCAGCGATCGCCGCCGCAGAGTTGGCATCTGTGACATCGATCCGGATTTCTACCGCGCTGGTTTCGACGCCCATCAGCTACTCCTTCCTGCGGTGGAACTTAGCACCACACCCAGGACACTCCGCTTCAAAGCGATTCTGCTGGCGCAAGCCGCAGGCGCTGCATGCCGGATGGCGACCCTCGAAGGCCGTGCGTGCGCGATCGAGAGCCAGAATGCCTTCGACCTCGAAAGCTGCGAGATCCCGCCCAGAGAAAGCAATGCCGGCGCGGCGCAGTGCATCCAGGTGCAACAAGTACTCGGCAAAGCGGTAATAGCCCCACGCCAACTTGCGCGGCGCGATTTGACGTTCCATGCGCTCGACGGTCTCAGGGCTTGCGCCGGCGGCTTCGCGCTGGATGCGGCTGCGCACGAAATCGCTCTCGTATATCTCTTCGAGAGCCATCCGCACGCCTTCCGCATCATGCCAGACATCGATCATGCCTCTTCTTCCACCTTGGGAGCCGCTGGCGCAAAGAGCAGATCCGCGGCGGCAACTTTGTGGTAGGTATCCATGTACTCGACAATGGCGTCGCGATCGGGCGCCGCGCCGCCCACCGTATAGCCTTCGACGCTCATAATCAGCTCATCGTAAAGCTCGGCCAGCGTGGCCTGCGCACCCAGCCATTGCGTCTTGGCGGTGCGGCTGCCGCCCACCACGCGCGAGCGGCTGTTGTCGCGCGCAAAGCGGCGCTGCTGCTCGGCCGTGGGTACCGTGAAGTTGTGGCGCAGCCCGTGATAGCGACACATCTTGCCGTCTTCACCCACGCCCCAGGTGGCATCCAGATAAACCGATTCCTGGCCCAGCGCGATCGCATCCTCATCAGTTGGCTGGCTGGCCGAGACTGCAATCAGCGCACGTCCCACGCCCAGCCGGTGCGAAACGGGCAGCATCGTCTTCCAACCATCAACCTGGTCAATTGCTGTTTTTCCCTCGGGCAGCGTGTAGCCGCTGGCGGTGATGAGACTCTCCTCTACCAGCGAGATCTGAGCCGTGCTGGAATCGAAGCTATCCACGCGCTTGCCGCCCTGGTTTTCGCTGATATTGAGAATGGCATCAAAGTAGCGCAGCCATTGCTTTTTGAGGATGCGCGCGACGGTGAAGACGTACTGCTTGCCGCGATCCTCGATGACGATGATGCGCGGCGCTTTCAATTCAATGGATGCAGACATAGTCCTTCTCCTCGTTGTGATTTGGATTTTTTAACGAAGGGTGAAGGACCCTTTTCGTGATCGAGGTTCCAGGCAGCCGTGTGGAACCTCAGCCGCGGCGAAGGGATGCCGCGGGTAATACAGAAAGAGCGATCAAGCTTTGACTAAATGTAAAAAGCAAGGCGCGCCGCCGCTCGCAACGCGCCCTGGAGCAAATTTAAGCCCCTGGCGCGGCCAGATATGCGGCCACGGCGTTTGTGACGCTCACCGTGATAGGAGGCGTGACGCCGTTGGCGTCGTAGCAGGTGGATTCGTCTCCCTCCAACTGCCAGACAACCATGTCGCCGTCGAAGCCGAGTTTGGTGGTTTTGAAGTGCGCATGAGGAATGGAGACAGTGAGCTGGGCGGATGCGCCTGAGTTGATGGTCAGCTCATAATCGGTCTCTGTATCGTTGGTGAAGAGCGTGTACACATCGTCCGCATCCTTGGCAGCCAAGGTTGTTGTGATGGAGAACTTAGGATTTCCCTTGCGCACGAAGATACCGTAGAGACCGCCTCCCGGCGCCTTGTGCACCGTGAGCTGATTCTCAAACTTCAGCGTGGTGCTCATGTGGCGCCCGATGAAAGAGGCCAGTGCACCCACCGGGCCAAACTGGAGAGCCGCGTCAGAGCCGAGGATGTAGCTTTCCGCAGCCAACGCCGGCATGGCGGTGATCGATCCCATGATCTGGCGTCCGGTTCCCACCAGCGTGGCCTCGACCATGATGGCGCCGATCTCGCTGATGGTGATGGTCACGTCGTTGACGCACATGTCCGGGCATTTGTAATGCACATCCTCGGTGTCTTCCATGTAGATGGTCGTGGGCACCGCGGTGCGTGTAGTCTCGTCGAAATCGAAGGTGTGTGTGTAGGGAGCTGCGACGCCGGTCACGGTATCGGTTCCCATGAGGAAAGCCAGCGCCCAAGCCAGCAGCCAGGGAGAGCCTTCCACCTTGAGGCCGCTGATCCCCGTGTCGAAGCTGGTGATCTGGCCGTTGGTAGCAAAGGCTGTTCCTTTGCCCGCATACGCCAGATCACTGCGGCGCGTAGTCTTCAGCTCCAGCACGGCTGCGCCGTCGAAGCGCTGGCGCTGGGTAAGCACAGCATCGGCCAGGGCCGTGTTCCAGGCGGGTTGTGCGTTGGCGCTGAGCACCAGATTGCGGGCGGATTTCCACTGCGAAAGAAAGTTGTAAGGACCGGGCATCATTTCACCTCATTGGGAGCTGCGCTCGCGGGCGCGGCCTGGATTGTCTGTGTGCTTTTCTGCTCCGGAGCATCCGTATGGCTGGCCGCCGGGGAGATCACACGTCCCGCCGCGCCGGCGGCTTTCTTCGGAGTTGCAGCCGCGGGCGGCTCTGCATCCGGCACAATGGCCAGAATCGGCGCGCCCTGAAAGGTTTTGGTGGAAAGCGTGCGTCGCCATTCGCTGATCAGGACGCGCACTGGTGCCGTGGCCGTGAAGAGATAGGTAAAATGGCCATTGGCAACGCGCACGCTGCCTCCGCTGCCAGCGAAGGCCACACCAGCCGCAGTCAGCTGCACTTGCACGAAATCGGGAGTTGCTGTTGTCATGATCCAAACCTCGCATTCGGGCCGTTGAATTGCGCAATTCCCTTGACCTGCACCGTGATGGCAAAGAGCTGATCTACCGGGCCACCATCGTCGGGAATCACCAGCGAGACGCGCTTCAACTCAAGCGGCATTGTGCTGGTGCCATCCGCCAGCGCCAGCCGCGCGCCGGCAAGCTGATTGAGCGCCGCATCCACAAGGCGCAGGGTTTGCAGCCTTTCGTCCGCCTTGCCGCGCTGGCTGGACTCGAAGCATAAAACATCAAAGTCCACGGCGCTCTCGTAGGTGAGTCGTTGGTTGTCACGCAGATTACTGAAGCTCGCCTCGCCAAATTGCACGCGCATCGAAGGAGGCTTCATCGCGAGTTGGCCCTGAGCATTGAAATCCTTGCTGTTGACCGTATCAATACCCACAAGAACAGGAGCTTCCGCACTTCCGTAAGCTGTGGGCATTACGCTTTTAAGCAACGCAACCAGCGCGCCTTCGACGTAATCGATCTGGAACTGTGTAGGAAGGCCGCTCATTCAGCGCCCTCCAGTCCTGCCGATTTTTTGGCGCGGCGAATAAAGCCGTTGACCAGGCTGCGAATGCGGTCAGGATCTTCAGGCCGGAAGACCATATAAGGCCGCGCGGGAATATTCTGGTGGCGCGTGTGGGCGCCCACCGTGCCGCGTATCTGATTGCGCGGGCCTTTGACAGCGCGAATGCGGCCGCCCAGGCGTCCAGTTCCCAGAGAAGAAGAGAGGCGCGCAAAGCCGTGCTGTTTTACCTTGACCACGGCATCCTGCATTGCCTTGGTGCGCGGCCCTACGGCAACCGGGCCGCGATCGCGTGAACCAAACTGGTGGACGGCAGCGTACTTCAGGTTCGTGCCGATAGTTACAGAAGATTCCTGCGCCTGCACGCCGATTGAATTGAGCAGCGTGCCCTTGCGCACAAGCAATTTGTGCCCAATAGCCGCCTTTCCGTAGCTGCGAATGGTGGATGGGGCGAGGGGAGCCCAGGAGCCGGCTGGTGACCCTTCGCCGCGGAAGGTGCGCCGGATCGAGACCAGCATCGACGCGCCGATTTGCTGCATCAAATCACTCTTCTGCTGCAGCGCCAGGCGGAACTTGCCCAGGGAGACGCGAACCGCGGTATCGTCGATCTGGATAACCTCCGCGCTCATACAAACCCCTGAAGATCGTGATCGCTGAAGCGCAGCTCGCGGTCTTTTTTGGAAATTGTGGGGCCGCCCAGCGAAATCTGCGGCTGTAACGCGGTGGAGGGCTGGTCGAGCGACGCCTTGGCCGCGGCAATATCCTTCAAGAAGGCAATAGCCTGGTCAAAGCGCTGCTGTACCGTCTCGCCGATCGTGGTCTCGCGGCGCCGACTGAAGAGCAGGTAGACGGTAATATCGAGCGTCAAAGACTTCACGTCGTCCGACTGCTGCAGGGGCGTCACGTAGCGCTGGCGGCAGTAGCTTTCCACGCGGCCCGAGGCCTCTTCAAGCGCCGCCGTGACAATCGCGGCGTTGATCTGCCCGGTGTTGTCGTCGTCGGTCAGCTCGGTCAGGTCCTTTGTCGTCATGCGAAGGGGGACCAGGTCGGATTGAGTCGCGTAAGCCAAGGGCTATTCCACCGTCGGAAGAATTTTGATCAGGCCACGTTCGGCCAGTTGCGCCGCATCCCGCTCACTGAACTGCGCGAGAGTACCGGCCCTATGGATGCAATGCTTGAAGATGAAGCCGGACAAAATCTGATAGGTCCGGGATTCAAGCTGCACAGCTTCTTCGATTTTCTGATTGTCTGCCATTTCGCGGCTCCTTTTTACGGCGCCGGGAACTTAACGCCGGTTACTTGGCGGAAACGAGCACCGCAATGACGCCGCTCTTGAGCAGCGGAGCTGCCTGCGCGGCCGTGAGAGATACTTTGGCGCCCGGCCGGTAAAGCTTCGTGTTGTGGTGCAGGTTCGAGATCACTTTGAAACACTCGGTTTCGACCTCGGAGGCGCTTGAAGAAGTAGTTTGTTTGGTCATTTCGATTCTCCTGAATTCTTTTGCCCGATCTGCAGAGGGCGCGCCCTCGTTGAAAGCGCGCCCTCTGTTTGTTTTCATTTGGCATCCCGCCGCGGGTTTAGCCTTCGATATCGCCGGCGATGGCGCCCATCGTCTCGCCCGACACCACGTTGAGCATTGGAATGCCGGTTTCTTGCGCGGTGACTTCGAGATCGTAGTACCAATCCACCGATTGCCAATACTTCTTCTTGGAGAGGTGGCCGTCGATCCATTCCAGAACGCCATAGCCGTCAATAGTGCCTGGCGCAGCCGGCATGGCGATGTTGTTGCCGTCGGAACCGGGGATCTGGCCGCCCGCCCAGACGAAAGTCTTCATGCAGCTCACGTC